CATTTTGTTCCTATCGACTAGCGGTTAGGTCACCACCCTTTCAAGGTGGCAGCACGGGTTCAAATCCCGTTAGGAATACTATGGAATCGTAGCTCAGTGGTAGAGCACTCGGCTGATAACCGAGCGGTCACAAGTTCAAATCTTGTCGGTTCCACCTTGGAAGATTGGCAGAGTGGTTAATGCAGCGGTTTGCTAAACCGTGAGGGTAACACCTCCGTTGGTTCGAATCCAACATCTTCCGTTCAATCTGAGGTCGCCAAGTGGTAAGGCAGCGGGTTTTGGTCCCGCCATTCGTGGGTTCGAATCCTACCCTCAGAATTTTGACAAATATCTAAATATGTGCTACCATTATTATGGCGATACTGCCTCAAACCAAACCCCTTCCGTGTGACTTTAAAACCTCCTTCAAGGAGGTTTTATTGTTTATAAATACTCCTTAGAAGACAACGTAACCCTAGGTTTGAGTAATTATGGCTCTTACAAGACTTGATAATCTCTATTCAAGTAAAACTGGAAAGTACTTATATGTATCTCCAGATGATTTCAACGCTACTGATGAACTTGATAATAGGGGTAATTCGCCCTTAAGACCGTTTAAAACAATCCAAAGGGCATTTATTGAAGTAGCCAGATACTCATATTTACCTGGAAAGGATAACGATAGATTTGACCAGTTTAGCATCATGTTGATGCCTGGTGATCACTATATTGATAATAGACCTGGATTAGTAAATTTTGATGAACAAGGTAGACAACGTTATTATGATGCTCAAAATTTAATTGTTGCTAATCGTCAAGAAATTATTGATAGAGCATATGCTCAGGTATTAATTGATTATAATGAAGCATCTTGGGGCAATAATTGGGTAGTTCCTGGTGATGAAGTTTCTGACGAATATTCTAGATACAAAGATGCTTATCGTTTAATCCAAAAAAATAGAACATATATTCAAGATTCTGCTTTAGCACAAATTGCTGTACAGTATCCTGATTTTTATTTTCCAGGTGATGCTCAAACTGATACTGGATCAAGATTTGCTGATTCTTACAGATTAATTCAGTTAAACAAAACACAAATTGTTGATCAAGCTTGGGCTAATCTTCTTACTGTATATCCAGGTGCTTCAAGCACACAAACAAAGTGTAAGAGAGATCTTGGATATTTTGTAGACGCTATTTCGTTGGATGTATTTACCAGAGGAAATAGATATTCTAGGGAATTTGCTCTTCAGTATTTTAATAATGGCACACCTATTTCTAATGGTTTAGTTGGCGAAGAGGCTCAATCTGTTTTTGCTTTCGAACAAGCTAGAAACTTAATGAAGCAAGCAATTACAAACCAATTGCTTGTTACTGATTTAACAATCACTCCAGACCCATCTCCATCTTCTGGATCAGTATCTAACATTAACCCAAATTCATGTACTAACGTTAGAGATGCCATTGACAGCTTAACGTTGATCGTTAATACTGCTATTTCATCTGGAAATATTGGTGGTCTTCCAGCAGTTAATGATGGTACATTTTCGTCTACTGGAGAACCTAAGTGCCGTAGAGACATTGGTTATTTTATTGATGCTATTTCATTGGACATAGCTCAAGGTGGTGGTAATGTATATACTCGTAAACTATTAAAAAATTATTTTAACACTGCTGGTACTGCTTGGATCAGTAACGGATTACAAGGCGAGCAGGCTCAATCAAATGTGGCTTTCAATAAAGCCAGAGATATGATGAAGCAGGCAGTTGTTAATGCTTTATATTACAAAGATTTAAATATTACACCAGATCCAAATACAGCATCTAATATTAGTATTGATTCTTGTGCTAATGTTAGATCGACTATTGACACATTAGCATCTCTTGTTACTACTACTGTTACTGCTGGCAACCTAAACAATTTACCAGCGGAAAGCGTTTCTACTATTGGTAATGGCGAAATAAAGTGTAAGAGAGATCTTGGATATATTATTGATGCTGTTTCTTCAGACTTAGCAAATGGTGGAAATGCTAATATCATTGCCGCTACTAAATCATATTTTACAAAAAATGGTGTTCCTATTTCTAATGGATTAGTAGGAGAAACAGCACAATCTATCATTGCCTTTAATTCGGCAAGAGATATGATGAAAAAAGCTGTTACTAATCAACTTTTTTCAAAAGATTTAACTATTTCATCGGGCCCTGCTGATTATGAGCAAGGTGGAGCAATTATTTCTAATTTACCTTCGGGAAATTCTGCTACATGTGTTGATGTTCAATCAAACATTGATACACTAATTGCTATTTTAACAACTGCTATTTCTGACGGTGATTTAGATAATCTTGCTGATATTCAAGTTACTGGTACTATTCCTGTATTTAATTACAGCAGAGCACTTGAAGAATGGCAAGATAATAGTGTTTTAGATCTCAGCAATCCAGACAACGTACTTTACAAATTTAACGCTTCTACTGGTGGCGCCATTGTTCCTAGAGGTTGTTCTCTAATTGGTTATGACCTTCGTAGAACAATTGTTCGTCCTCTTTATGTTCCTGATCCTGCTGATGGAACACAAGCAAGAACCTCTATCTTCAACTTAACTGGTGGATGCTATCTATGGCAATTTACTATCAAGGATGGAGATCTTTCAAGCAATTCTCCTTTATTCGATGAAGCTGATAATGTAGGTAAAGTTTATTTCCAGAAAGGCAATGTTTCACAACTTGCTATTCCAGAATATTCTCACCACAAAATCTGTATTATGGAGTATGCTGAGAATGAGGAACTTGATAGTTACTACCAAAAAGTAGGTAGAGCATTTGCTTTATTCCAACCAACAATTGACGATGGTGATTTTGAACCATTGCCACAAGAAAATAGAATTGTTGGACCTCTTTCGGATACAAGAAGTATTGTTAATATTAAATTAGTAGCAAACAATAATCCAGAAAAAACAACAGTTAGGGTAACAACTAAGATTGCTCACGGGTATTTTAAAGATCAGTATGTTGCCATTATTGATAATGGTCTTAACGATCTCTTAAATGGTACATTTAAAGTTACTGCCACCAACGTTGAAAATAATCCCAAAGTATTTGAATATGAAGTAAATGCCACCACTGCTATTCTAGGTTTAGATATTAATTCTGATGGATATAGTGCTGGAACTACACCAGCAGTAAGTACAAATGCTAGAGGACAAGCAGAAATTGACTCTGTAGAGTCAGCATCTCCTTATGTATTCAACTGCTCTATTAGATCTACCTGGGGTCTTTGTGGTATGTGGGCGGATGGTGCCAAATCAACTGGTTTCCGCTCAATGGTTGTTGCCCAGTATACGGGTGTTTCTCTACAAAAAGACGATAGAGCGTTTATTCGTTACGATGAGTTTACAAATACTTGGAACCAGGCATCATTAACCGATGCTTTTGCCACAGTTCCTTATCATACCAAGGGTGATGCTTATTGGAAGGATGATTGGAGAAACTTCCACATTCGTGCTTCTAATGATGCTTTCATTCAGTGTGTATCGGTGTTCGCTGTAGGATTCCATGATCACTTCTTGATGGAATCTGGTGGTGACATGTCGATCACCAACTCTAACTCTAACTTTGGTAACACTTCTCTACATGCTACTGGATTTAAAGGATTTGCTTTTAACCAAGATAAGGGTGGTTATATTACTGATATTATTCCAGTTAAAAAAATTGATACCAGTGCTTTTAACGAAACAACTTTAAAATACTACTCGTTAGCTTTACAACCAACCAAGTTAGATTCCAATAATACTAAACTTTACTATGGAGCAGATAATGCTTATGATCCGTTTACAAAACCCACAACATCAATTGACGGATTTAGATTAGGTGCCAAGACTGACGAAAAAATCTATTTAAAATTAAAAGCTAGCACTGGATCAACCGAAGAATTTGATGCTACATTAGAACCATCTGGATTTAAGAGATACACGGTAGCACTAGAAACTTTAAATCCAGATGGTATTAGCATCGACAATCTAGCACAAGATGCTGCTAATAGAATTGAAGATAATAAATTATTCATTCAGCAAGAATCTTATGGATATATTACAGCAAAATATCCAGATTTATTAACAAATACTAATATTACTATCTCCAAGTGTCAAAGAGACATTGGTTATTTTGTCGATGCTGTTATTCAAGATTTAAGACTTGGTGGTAACATTAATACTATCCAAGCTGCTGAAGGATATTATGTTGGTGGTCAACTTGCTTACATTCCAAACGAACTTAACGAAACTGTAGAAGCACTAGATTACGTTAAGCAGCTTTGTATAGCAGCGATGAGAAATTATGATTATCTCGTCAGAAATTGTGTTACAACAGCAGGATCTCCTATTGTTGATATTGGAGATACTAGTGGAATTTTAGTTGGAATGAAAGTAACTCAATATGATTACAATACAACTAACTTTACTAATGGTAGATTGAATCCTGGTGCTAGTCCTGTAACAACAAATCCAGCTATTCCTTCAAATGTATATGTGAAGAGAATCGTTGATAGTGAGAAAATAGAACTCGGAGTTTCGGGAAGTAAATTAACCACTGGTGCTAGTGTTAACGCTAACATTACTTCTTTATCTGGCGTTTATCTGTATTTTGAATATCCACAAACATCTTCTATAACTGATAGCGCCAACAATTTACAAGGTGCTTGGGCTGCTCAATTTGCTACTAAAGATCCCACAGTTATTCAAGATACTGCTTCTTGGACAGGAACTGAGAATGGATATCCAGAATGTGCTAATATTTCTACTACAATTCAAGATTATTTTACAAATGTTAATTTAATCTTAAATCAAGGATTGACACCTACTGGTGGTAGATGGGTTGATGCTTCCAATTTAATCTTATCTAACAAACAGTTAATTGCTGAAGTTGCTGTTAGCAGAATGTTAACACAATTCCCAGGATTTTCTATTCCTGGTGGAAACCAAAATTGTATTGATGATATTCTAAAAATTATTGAAGCATTAGCTTTTAATATCAAGTATGGATCTAATAATAAAATTTATGAAGCTGCTTTAATATACGCTACTCAACCATCACTTTTAGATGGCGAAAGAGATCAATCTAACTATGCCTACGGACAAGTTAGAGATATGGCTATTCAAGCCATGAGAAATCAGACTATTACTATTACTGGATCAACTTTAACACAAGTCAAAGATCTTACTGTTTTACCTGATACTTTAAATCCAACATGTCAAGATGTTGCCAGTTCAATTACTACATTGATGGGCATCATTATTCAGTCAGTTGGGGTTGGAAATACGGCAGGAAATCTTAATGGTATTACAAAAACTACTCCACAATTTACAAATATTGTTAGAGTAGAACCAGTTTTAGATACAGCAAATCTTGCTACTAGATCCACTTTATTCACAGTTAATACTGGTGGTGGTACTTCAAACCCACATAATTTTGAAACTGGAACTCCTGTAAGACTTGTTCCTAAAGCAAAGGATGGTACAAATCCAGATAAGAGAGTCATTAGACTTCCACGAGGATTTGATACTAATACAATTTATTATGTAATTGCTCCTGGTAGAGGTACATATCCAGAAGATTATTCTGATGATACTAAGTATCCAAATATTTTCACAACTTCATCAGCAACTAAGTTGATGCTTGCAAGCACAAAAGAAAATGCTGCTGCTGGTATCTACATTTATTCGTCAGAAACTGATTCAGTTGATGCTGAAGTTGAAATTGAATTACAACAGTATGTTTTAGATGAAAGTTATAATTTACATCAGTACCTATGTAATTTTATTACTGGTCAAACTGATGTTATTAGAACTGATGTTCCACATATTTTCGATGTTCCTACCAATACCAATACTGTACAAAAAGTATTTTTCAGAACATTTGGAGATCCTAGCGAATCAGAACTTCCTCAAATTACAGTTAATAGTGTAAGTCAAGCGGTAAATCCAAATCAATATTATTATGTAAGATATGTAACTTCAAAAACTTTTAGTGTACATTCTACTGCCGCCGAAGCTTTAGCTGGAACTCCTAGAATTACTTTTACTCCTGGTTACGGCAAAAACTTCTATGTATTTGCTGACAAGAGAGTTTCCCCTGTACGTTTTGATGTAAATGCTTCTATTGTTGAGCAAGGAACAAATATTACAAGATATGGACTGTGGTACATTAATGTTAAGAATGAAACTTCATCTAGCAGTAATATTTTAAGAAGATTACATGAATTAGGTAATACCGTAAAAGATGATAGAAGTAAAAATACATTCTTCAGAAGACTTGGTGATGACAGGGAAGCTAATGATAGAATTTATAGACTACGTTATGTAATTCCTGAATATGCTGATGGCGTTAGAGATCCTTTGAGAGGATTTGTTCTTAAGACAAGAACTGATGAAACTAGAAAACTTCTACCACAAAAAATTGTTCTCAAAAAAGTTGCTAGTGGAAGTCCTAATGTAGCGTATTTTGAAACACAAATTCCAAATCCAACTGGAGGAACAATTTCTCAGCAGTTAGGATTGACATCTGATGAATTGAACGTTAATTTTGATTACGATCCATATAATCCATCACAAACCAAAGTTGTAACTAGTGATAAAACATCTAGTAAAATTGCTTTTACTATCCAATCTGCTAGAAAAGTTAGTGTATCAGGTACAAATTTACTTGAATTAACGGTTTTTGATCACACTATTACAAATGATGCTCTTAAGAATGATAAATTTACTACATTCAAAATTGAAGCTCCTCAAGGTGGATCATTCCGTGTCAATGCTTCTTCCAGTACCGATTTAAGTAGAATTACATGGAATGGTTATTCTTCTGGTGGTGGTTGGTTACAAGGATACTTTAATGTTGAAGAAACTGGTGAGCATTACATCATTGTAAAAAATATTGATGATAATAAAAATGTTCCTTACAACGCCTTAATTGATACTATATTCTCTCAACCAGTTTTAGATAATGATGGATTGCCAACTTTTGATGGTAATGGAAATCCAATTTTAATCTACGCTAAGCTTTTGGCAAAAGAAAATAGTGTTGGTAGCCCATCAAATACTCTTAGTAAGTCTGCTAAGTCTGATTATCTCTATAGTAATAAAGATGCTAATGTTCTCACAGTAACTCCTGGTGATATCATCGAAGATGATGATAATGTTCAATACCGTGTAATTTCTGTTGAAGATGCTGGAGAACTGGAAGATACTTTCTACATTTTTGATATTGATGAAATTCAAAGAAGAATTCCTAATCAGCAGCAAGGTATTTACTACTTAACTTGTGTTAAGGGTAACATTTCGCCATATCCTACTGGTCCTGGAGTTGGTGAAAACTTCAGGAAGTATAGATTCTCTCAACCAATTTCTCAACTATATCCATTAAATTATAAGAATGATCCTCTTTGGTTCCAAATCAAGCAAGACGGAACTAGAGATGAAACTATATTAGATGCTCCTCAAACTATCTGTGCTGCTAATAACTATGTACATGGATTGGTCACAACAAATGATTCTAAAAATAGCGAAACAAAAGAAGTTGTACTTGATCTAATTCAAAACCCTGCTTTAAGCAGATATGAATATATAACCAATGCTATTAAGGCACAGAAAGGAAACGCTGTTTCTGGTTCTGAAGATAGAAAAATTCCTATCTGTGGAGATTCTCCATATCCAACCGAAAGAAAATTATTTGTAGAACTTCGTAGACCATCTATCGCTCGTTCTGGTAACCATACGTTTGAATATCTAGGTTTCGGTCCTGGTAACTACTCAACTGGTTTCCCACTACGTCAAGAAGTTGTTCTGACTGATATTCAAGACTTCTATGCTCAATCTAAGAAAGAAGACGGTGGTATTGTATTCTATACTGGTCTAAACTCAAATGGTGATCTTTATATTGGTAACCGTAAAATCAACGCTATTACTGGCGAAGAAACTTTCTTAGAGCAAGCAGTATTAGTTGATTCTGCTGATGAAGAAGGAGATATTGGCGGTCTAGTAACTACTTTCGAACTTCCTGTAGTTTTTGAGAAAGATATTACTGTTGATGGTGACGCTGTATTTAACAATCCAGTAACAATCAACGTAGAAGCTAATGAAGATGCTGCTTTAACTGTGGTATCTAACCTATCATCTACTTCTGGTGAAGACACTGCTTTAGATAGTGCTTCGTTTGATTTAAGCACTATTTTCTCCAAAGGAAATATTGTTCTCCACAAGAATAATGTTTATACTGGTATTTTGACACTAAATCCAAGAGGAAATACTCTACTTAGTGGTCAAAACTATAGTTTCAGAACTCATGTTGATCAAACTAATGGTAATCTTCCTACTAATAAATCACCAAATCAAGATTATAGTACATTAGGATTTGGAATTCAGTTTGGTACATCTGGACCTGTTCCTGGTGATGTACTATTGAAAGGTAAGGAAGTTGGTAAAACAGGATCATTAGGTTGGATTTATTCAAACTTCTATACAGACATTACCAGTGAAGTATTTACAGTTACTGCTACTGGAAATACTTCTGTTCAGTTTACCCTGAAAAATGGTGTTAACACCACTGATGCTAATGTTAATATTGTTGTTGGATCTCAATTAAGAATATCTGGATTTACTGGAAGATTTAGCAATATTAATGGATTGAGAACAGTTTCCGCTAAAACTGCCACTACATTTACTATCTTATCACCATTTGTTATCAGCACAAGTCCAGATGATCCAACAGTGATATCTGGAAATAGCAAGATTGAAATTTCTAGAAATTCATGGAAAGAGTTTGCTTCAATTGGATCTGAAGCTCTTAGAACTGATACTGATAACTGGGGTAATTTTAAATTAGGTATTAATACTCTATCCAGAGCAAAGCATGGAACTGATGGTGATCAAAATGAAGGATTTGTTTCTGCTGCTGTTTATCCAAGAGCTAACTTAGATGTTGTTGGTACTGCTTTTATTAGTGGTAAAACATTAGAAACAACTCCTAATAATTTTATTGCCAATCCATTACTATCTAATAGAACATTTAATAATGTTGCTAATGCTTTCTTAGTTGGTGGAGATAGTGCTAATCCTGACACTGCTGCTACTCTACGTGTCATGACTACCAATAGTGGTAGATTGGGTATTAACACTACTAATAATGGAACGACAGCAACAGATTTAGATAGAACGTTGACTGTAATTGGTAATGCTAGAATTACAGGTGATGTTAAATTACAATCTAATTTAGAAGTTAACGGTGGTTCTTTATCAACTACACAAAACTACTTTAATTTAGTTACTGGATTTGCTACTGATATTAATGCCTTTGACATCGCTCAAAATATTAGTATCGCTAGTGTTACTACGAACACACAAACATTTAACATTGGTAATGTAGCAGCTACACAAACAGTAAATCTTGGATCATTTAGTACTACAACAGTATTAAATGTACACAATAGTGCTACCAACTCTAAGATTAACTTGGGAACCGTAGGTAATTCTTCGACAAATAATCAAAGTGTTGTTAAGATCGGTGGTGCTTATGCTAAAAACAGTGATAGCTTAACTGATGGTAGTATTCTCAAAGTTTATAATAGATATGCTTATTTTGATGGTGATCTTGGATTTGGTAAAGCACTTTCTTCTGGAACTGGAATTGCTAGAATTCAATCAAATGCTCAGCAAGTAGATTTCCTCACATTAACTACATCAAAAGTTAATCTTGCCACTGCCGCCTCTACAATTTTCATGGGCGCTTTGGGTGGAAATACTACAATTAATAACTCTCTATCAATTCTAGCAAACACTTCGATGTTTGGTGATAGCACATTATTTGGTGGATTGAATTCTGGATCATTTGAGCTTAGAAGAGGATCTTTCTCTACCCCTGTTCTATCACATACAGCAGGAAATAACACAACTATTTTCAACATTGATCTTTACAGAAGAAAGCCAATTAATAGAACTCTTGATTCTGAAGGAGCTGCTGTTTATGGTAATACAACATGGAGAGTAAGTCCAACAGATCCTGAAACTTATTTCTTACCTATTGGTGAAGTTTCATCTACTCTAGAATTTGAAGTTGGTGCTTTCATCTTAATTGATAGATCAGTTCAAGTATTAAATCAAAATACAACAACTTCTCCTGTAGGAGAGCAATATAGTGAGTTAGTTGAAATTGTAGAACTAACAAACCTCAATAATATTTCTGGACCTCCTTCTTTAAGAGTTAAAGTTAAGAGAGCTAGAAATAAATTGAATGCTGACGGCACAATGGTGACTGATGGCACTGCTCCTAGTGGTTACAAGTATTTGAGACATGATCACCCAGACAATGCCGTATTAGTACGTTATGATTTATCTAGAACGGTTAGTTACTTAACTGCTAATTTAAGTGCTCCAGCATCGGGCACGCTTCAAAGCGCCACTACTGGAACATTCAGTGGTACTGTTACTGTTGGTGATTTATTCAGATTATCATCGGATACTAATGGATATGGTGGTGAATTATGTTATGTTAATAGCATTTCTTCTACTTCGGTACAAAGATTTGTTATTAACGACGGCGGAACTCCAGCTTCTGAAGTTCTAACTGTTGATTCTACCAACGGTAATACAGAAATTAAAGGTACTTTGAATGTCTATAAGACAATTACTTTATTAGGTTCCACAACTTCTGGTACTGATAGATTAGTAATTACTGATGGATCAACATCATCAACAAAAGAAAAATTTGTAGTTGATAGTTTTGACGGTCAAACTTATATTTCTGGTAACTTGAACGTTGGTGGAAGTTTATACGATAAATTTGTTATTACTGGATCTTCTGGAAATACTCTAATGAAGGGTGGTAATTTAACAATTACCGCTAGTGATGGAACAACAAATAGACTCACATTACAAAATTCTACTGGTAATTTAACGATTAGTGGTGTTCTTACTACTAATGGTACGGGAGAAAATATAATGGCAGGTGATCTTAAGATCACTGGTGGTGATTTCAATCTTTCTAAGATTGTTTCTAATGTAGAAACGAGTATTTTCAAAATAAATAATAGTGGATCTATTGATTATGCTAATCAAACAGGATTCTTTACCCCATCTGGTGCTAGAAAGTGGGTTTATGTCAGTGGAGGAACTGAAATACTTGAGGCACAATCAAATGTAAATTATTTTGTTGCTCCTTCTTCTAATACTGTAATTAAATTACCTCCCTCGCCTACAACTGGAGATATGATTAGGGTAGTTGATGTTGGTGGATTACTTACTTACAATACTTCATTGAAATTTAGAGCTCCAACTGGAGTTAAAATTCAAGGAGATAGCACAAATGCTGGTGGAGCACCAGATCCAGGATCTACATATAACGGTGGTGAACTTATCGTACAAACTCCTAATGCTGCTCTTGGATTAGTATTTGTTGGATCTACAAACTATGATGGAACATCTACTGGTGCTCCTACAACACAACAAGGTTGGTGGTTAATGGAAATCTAAAATGGCATCATATAATCTAGTACGTACAGCAGAAGCTCAACCTATAGGGTCCGTAGTTCCTTGGACAGGACCCTTAACTAAAATTCCGAAAGGATGGTTAATTTGTAATGGTGCTGAATTGAATGCTTCGGAATATCCCCTATTAGCTAGATCTATACGTGACACTTATGGTGGTCAATCTTTTGCTGGAACTTTCCCAAATTATACAGGAACCTTTAAATTACCTTCTATTAATCAAAAAGCTTTAGCAGATATTTCTTTAGATTATTTTACTAATACTACACTAAGTCAACCAACTATTGGTGTTGATAATCTTACTTCTAAAGCAGTTGTTCAAGCTTACATTGGAACAGAGACTGATCTTGGTCCCCCAGCAACAGTAAATGCTATTACTGATATGAATTTTTCATATACTCCTGACCCAGATGGAATTATAACTTCATTTACATTTACTGGAACTGCTGCTACTACAACGACCGCTGTTTTGTATTCAAATATTCCTGCTACAACAACTACAGTTGGTGCTAGTGGAACAGGATCATTTTACAATGTAGTTAGGAATACTGATTCTACTTATACAGTTACTTTAAAACAGAAAGGTAGTAATTATGCAGTTGGTAATACATTAAAAATTTCTGGAACTTTAATTGGTGGATCTACGCCTACAAATGATATTACTATTACTGTTACTGGTATTGGTAATGGATTTTTCTCGGGAACTATTACTGGAACAAACGGGGGAAATCTTAATTTTACTCCAGGATTTGGTGTAACTTCTGTTTATGTTGTCCCCAGAAAACTTGGTAGACAACATATGCCTCAACATTTTCACCCTGGATCTTACACAACTATTAATAAAAATGATTCTACCGATAACCCTGGATTAGGAGTCGGTGTTTTTGATAACCAAACTGTGGACGTGTTTGATTATGCTGACTGTTTGTATCCTGCCTATCCATTTATTCAAGGTGGTGGTAGATATATTAATACTGGATCTTGTTTAAATAATGTTGAAGGTGTTAACGTTTGGGGCAATTCTCAATCAGCGGGAACAATTACTATTACTGCTCCTTTTGATACTGGTGTGGGAAGATATGCCCTTGCTTCAATTCAAGGTGGAAAACCAGCAAGAGAATATGTTGCTAAATTTACTGCTGCTGGTGGTCATGGTGTTGGTAAATCTTGGTTTACTGATGCTCTTAAATTAAGAGATGGAAATGGAAACGTTAGTTCTGGATCTAATGCTCTAGCAACGTTAAGAGCAGATGGTAAAATACGTGAAGGAACTTATATTCCATTTTCTGATGATAAAACTCTTAATTATTATATTAATTATGACGACGGAACTGCTGGTGGATTGGGTAGTGATTTAGCTCAATCTTATCAAAAGGTTATGTTTAATAATGCTGCTACAAGTTTTACTAAAACTACCAGAACAAATTTAACAGTAAACGATGTTATCGTACCTCACGATCATACAGGGAGCTTTAACATCACTTTTGATAAAGGATCAATGAGTTTACCTTCTAGCATTACGGCACAAGCAACAGCAAACGTAACGCCAGATAATGTCCCTAATGCCTTTTCGATCAACTTTACTATTGCTACCCCTTCATTAGCTATACTAAATTTAATTAGAGCGTACTAAAATGGCGAAATATTATACAGTAGAAAAAGCAAAATTTGGTGGCACTACAGGAACTATTATTCCTTTTACTAGACAATTATCAACTACAAATTTACCAGATCAAGGAGCTTTTAAAACATATCTTCCTGGAGGTTTTTTAAGATGTGACGGATCTGTTTATAGTGCTGATTTATTTCCATCATTAGCATCTATAATTGGCATAGGACCACAGTGTAAATTTAAAAAACCTGATACTACATTAGAAGCAGATCAAATTCAACTCCCTGATTTAGGATCTAAGTATATTAGATGTTCTAATGCTAGTGGACAATATTTGAATCTTTATCTTCAACAAGATCCTACTCAGTTACATGTAGGAGTTGAAACTGATATTGAATCTTTAATTGGAGATTCTGTTGATATTAGTTATTCTGGTAATTTTACTGTTGCTGGACAAACTGGTAAAAAATGGAATGGAAATCCTATTTTCATACCTTCTAATTCTGGTTACACTAATGATGATTTTTTAACAGAAGATAACTTCCAGGCTCACGGACATGATGCTGACCCTGGTGTTTTTACTTATCTAGGAAAATGGAAAGATAGTTCTTGGTTTGATAATGGAGAAAGTGGTGGTAATGATGGAAGAACTGAAGGATCTAATAATTTAGTAACTGTTCAAGATCCTTCTTCATCTGTCAATAACCCTGCTCACAAACACCAAATTCTTTTGCCAGCTTCTTCTGGATACGCTTCTGGAAATACCTTGACGTATGGATACAGCAATACTCAAGTAACTCCAGATGGATTAACAAGTACAATTAATGTAACTACGGAAAATGTTCAGAAATTAGATAATGCTATCGCCCCATACATATTAGTTGAATATATCATAAAAATATGATATGGCAACACAACCAGTAAGTTTTACTTATACTAACTCACAAACAATATCGATCCCTAGTAATGCTGCTAATGTTACTGTAACTGTTGTTGCTGGTAGAGGTGGTAGAGGAGGAAATGACGCTGGAGCATCTGGTGGTGGTAGAGGGAATGGTAGAATAGGATCTTTCACTTTATCTAATTTTACTGCCAGAAATTTAACTCTAACTATAGGAGCAGCAGCACCAAATGCTCCGTCTGATTGTGCTGTTTGTAGGGGAAGTCCTGGTAGTGGAGTTGCTAGTGGTGGATTTGGTGGATATAGTGGACCTAATGGATCGTCTGGTGGTGGTGGTGGCGGCGGCGGCGCTACTGGTGTTTTTGAT